AGTCAGTACGCAAGAGTGTTTCAACCGGCGGCACAGACAAAGCCAGAAGCAACGTGATGCAACAGCTACTGCAAGGCGGTCAACCTAACGAACAACAGATGGGAATGATGGGACGGGAGAAGGCTAGTTAGCGGCAGCCAAACAAAGAAGTCCAATAAACGCCCAGCCCATCAGATATATGCCTGCATACGCTGCTCCTCCATCAACGATCCTTAACCGTGTAAAACATGCAGCGGCGTAGGCCCCAACAGTCGCATGAGGCAGAGCAACGATTGAAAACAATAATCCAAAAAACGGTTTTGCAAAGTCGGAATTGGGAGATTGCACTGCTCTAACGGCAGCAAAGTCAGCGGCGACCGCCAGAAAGAAAACAACCACGAAAACGAATAGCCCTAAGAAACCTATGTCGGTGTCACGACTCCTAGCACGTCGTTTTTTCTCTTTCTTTGAATGGCGAAGCTGTTTTCTGAGGTCAGTGTGAAAATGATAGTCACACGACTTGCACGTGACCCATTCCGCATCGGCACGAACTTCAAAAACCTCGTAACACTTACGGCACTTAACAGTTGGCATAACATCCTCCTCTAAAACACCAATCCTAATGAAGAAATATTACTACCGCAACAAAGACGGCGAACTCGCATGGCACGATCAACCGCTGCCTGAGTTCGGCAAAGAGAACGTCAAAAAAGCTGACAGACGTTTAGGCACAAACGCTTGGTCAACCGGCTTGGTCAGCGACGCAGCTGGAGTACACCCGAACCAAGTCAAAGAGTTTCGGGAAGACGCACAGAAACAAGGATTTACAGGAGTTTCGTTTACGGACAGCGGTGATTGTGTTTTTCACTCACGCCGTGAACGCGCACGCTATTTGAAGCACCGTGGTCTGTTTGACCGCAACGGTGGTTATGGAGATTGAGATGCCAGAAGAAGTAAACGAAGAAGTACAGGAAGAAGAAATCACTCTTACTGAAGATGATTTAGCGGTCATTGATGAGGTTGAAGCAACCGACGAAGAACCGCAGGAAATAGAACAATCAGACTCTGTTGAATCAGAGCCTGAACCAGTTGTCGATGATGAACCTTCCATCGATGACGATGTGTCTGGTCAGACGTTTAATCCTGACTTGGTGGCACGAGCACAGCAGTACGGACTCGATCCGAACGGCTTTGCAAACGAAGAGCAGTTGAACTATGTAGTTGACCAATTCAACCAAGGTAATGACCAACTCTACCAATGGCAGAACTGGTATCAAAACCAACTACAGACACAACAGCCTCAGACGGCTGAGCAGTACAAAACTCAGCAACCTCAATTCCGTGTGGACTTGAGTGAAGACTACGACGAGGGATTACGAACAGCGATAGATCAAATGGCTGCACAAATGCAGTCGTACTACGATCAGCAGCTTGATGTCATCGCTCGCAGTATTCTCGATCAGCAGGATCGAATTGCCTATCAACAACAGTATGTGTCTCAAGCTGAGGCTTATCAGCACCAGCAGAACGCAGCTAGCGAGTTAGACCAATTCAACAATGCTGTATCTCGTTTAGATAACCAAGCACTCTTTGGTGATTCGTCTTATCAGGAACTTGAGCCTGGTAGCCAGCAAGCACAAAACATGGAACGCCTGTTCGATCAGGTCAACGTGTTAGCTGCCGGTTATGAAGCTCAGGGACTTCTCGTTCCTCAACAGGACGAGCTTGTGAAACAGGCATATCACACTGTGTTTGGTGAACAAATTAGTAACCAACACCGGCAACGATTTAACGACCGAGCACGCCGCAACTCTCGCCGTAGACTTGGTTCAGGTGCAACGACAGCGGCTCAACCTGAGCTTGCAGATGATGTAGATGAACTGGTCAACAGTGAAGTGCTAAAAGAGTTTTACGACTCTGCGATGTCGGACAACGGATCGTAGTCGGTCTGAATATAGGAGGGCTGAAAAATGCCATTGCTCCCAGACCAGTTGGGTGACTTTGTAACTCTAACTCTCAATAACTTCAAAAAGAAGAGTTGGGTTGACTTGTCACTCGACAAACAACACCACGTCTTCGCCCAGAAATTTCTGAAGGGCAAGACACGTACACCGTATTCTGGCGGTGGACAACTTGAATGGAAGGTTCAAACAACCAACACCGGAACAGCAAAGTTCTCTGAGCTGTACAGTGTTGACGCTACATCAGTCAAAGACTTGATGACCACAGCGAAGCAGCCTTTTACTAAAGCAACTGTCAACTTCAGCTATGACGTTGATGAAGATGCTTTCCAGAGTGACCGTGAGACTATCATTCGTGAGATTGATATTCGTCGCCACTCAGCTTTCAACGACTACTTTGAGTTGATGGAAGAAGCTCTGTGGACTGCACCTAGCAGCTCGACAGAAAGCCCACGAAGTCCATCTGGCATCCCATTCTGGGTTCAGAAGTCAGCGACGACTCCTGGTGGTGGATTCACTGGTGGCGATCCTAGCGGATTCTCCAACGGTGCAGCAGGCATCAAGGTGTCTGATGTAAGCAATTGGAAGAACTGGTCATTCAACTATAAGAGTGCTGGTTCTCGGGATGACCTCGTATCCAAGATACGTAAGGCCATTTCTCACTGTTACTTCCAAGCTCCTAAGCAGTTCTCTGAACTAGCTGGTGGCAAGGCTGAAAGTGACCACATGTTCTACACAACTTACAGCGTGATTGCTGATTTAGAGAAGCTCATGGAAAGTCGCAATGACAACCTTGGGACTGACCTGATGAAGTACGCTGGCTCGGTTGTGATTAAGGGCAACCCTGTTGTTTGGGTTCCATATTTGGACTCGAACGATTCTTCAAACCCCATCTACGGTGTGAACCACAAGACATTGCAATGGCACTACAAGAAGGGCCGTGACATGTTGTGGCATCCACCACAGAAAGCTGCACGTCAGCATACTGTGCGTGAAGTTCACATGGATGCTTGGGGTAACTTCATCTGCCTGAATCGTCGAAGAAACTTCGTCGGATACGTGGCCTAATTAGGAAAGGAGTTTGAATAATGGGTGACCTTTATCTCAAACCGCAACGAGGGTCAGATGCCGTTCTGCGTGGTCTGTCCCCTAACATCTGGAGTCAGTCTCCACTTACGCAACTTAGCGTTGGTGGTTTAGACGAAGGCTTTGGATTTATCGACGACTTCTTGGCATTTGACGATGCCTCGACTCGTTGGCTTTTAACTCAGGCAACAGCCGGTACTGCCGCTTGTGACGTTGCTGCTAAGGGTGGTGTGTTGCTGCTGGATTCTGCCAGCTCAACCAACAACCAAGGTGCACAACTTCAAATGGGTGGTGCAGCTGCTGCTTCCAGCTTCATCCCGAACGCTAATGCGAAAATCTATTACGAAGCTCGCATTAAGTTGGCCGACATCGGCTCAACGACTGTTCAGGCTTTTGCTGGTTTGTCTGAGATTGACTCAACGCTGTTTGCTTCAGCAGCAAACTCTTCTGCCAACCACGTTGGATACGAAGCTATCAATACGACAGCTTTGGCAATCCATAGTGAGAAGGCTGGAAGCCGTAGCTCTACCAGCGGAGTTCACACTCTCGTTGATGATGCCTACGTGAAAGTTGGGTTTGTCATTGATGGCCTGACCAAGATCACACCGTACGTCAACGGTGTGGCTAAGGACACCATCACCACGAACATTCCAATCGTGGAACTGACACCTAGCTTTGTTTGCCACAGTTCTGGAACGACTGATCCAATCATGCACATTGATTGGGTTGCTTGTTTCCAGGCTGAGCAAGTAGCTAACTAAGTCTCCTGTGCGTCAGCTCTGGCGTAGTGGCTTCGGCTGCTGCGTCAGGGCGACTCGCTCAGGCTACCTGAATGTAATAGTGAAACCACCGAGCAGGACAAAGACAATAACCGCAATACCAATCCGAATGTAGAAAAGGTGGCGGGCAGACTCTTCACTGTGCTTGGCGATTTTGCGAAGCAACTCGCTATCAGACATTTCATCCACTGGAGACTTTTTTCTTAGAGTTTGAGCTGTAGTCTGACTTTTAGCTGGGTCCAGGATTTCCGCCTCAAAACTTGAATACATATTTTTCTTTTACTCCCCCAACAACTAAATGAGTTTCATACGCAACCAAGCCGTCACCGGCTTACCAGACACATCCTAACGCATGCGTGTGTCTGAGGGCAAAAGATGGAGCAGCTTCGGCTGCTGCGTCAGGGCGACTCGCTCAGGCTTTTTTGCTCTAGTTTGTCATCGATGTTTTGCAAGAGTTCAATGACTCGGCCACTGCCCAAGCAAGCAATCGTTGTGCCAATGCCGTAGCCAAATGCCTCCCAGCTTTCCAGATTGATAGCAATGAGAATCCAGCCAGAGAAACCAAGGCAAGCAATTATGTAGAAAGCCATTGGCAACCATCGCAGGTTAGATGGTTTGAATTCTGTGTCGTCGGACAGTTCTGCTGCCAATTCGGTTTTGGAAGCAACATGCTTCGGTGCAATCTTAGAAACGTCGGCAGCTAGCCCACATTTTGGACAATGGTCTCCCGAAGCCCACGTTGTGATGCACTCCTTATCAATACACCTTTTTAACGCCATACCTATCCCCCCAACAACTAAATGAGTTTCATACGCAACCAAGCCGTCACCGGATTTACCTTCGGCCTAGTCAATAAATCCACTGGTGCTGCCCTTACAGGCGTAGCCAGTGCCATAGGTAAATATGTTACCAAAGACGGTGGCACGCAGGCCAGCATTTCAGGCTCTGTCGCCGAAGAAGGCAACGGCCAGTACAGCGTTAACCTAACCGCTGCGGAAATGAACGCATCGGTAGTTGGTTTGCTGTTTACACACAGTGATGCCATACCTGTTCAGTTCACTATCAAGACGCTCGGAAGTCCGGCAGACACATCAACTGAATCAAGCCTCAGTCTCACGTATGCGGACATTCGCAAGGAGATTGGCTGGTTTCTGTTTGGTGAACGCACAAGCTCGAACTGGTCAAGTGACGAAGGCTCACAGATCGACGACATCGTGAAGTCAGGCCTTCGCAACTTCTACCACCCTGCTCCGACACAGAACGCACCAACAGGTTACAAGTGGAGCTTCCTCGAACCAACAACAACACTGTCAACCGTCGCCAACACATCTGATTACACACTCAGTGCAGACTTTGGCGGCTTGATAGGCCAGATGACTTACTCCTCCGATGACAGTCGCTGGTTCCCAATCGAAATAACTGGTGAGCATCGGATAAGAGTGTTGCGACAGCGAGATTATAGCGATCTTGCCAGTGACCCGAAGCTTGCCGCTATTCGTCCGATCAGCTCTGACGGATCAAACGGACAGCGATTTCAGCTGATGCTTTATCCCAAACCGGATAAGGCATACACGCTTAGTTATCGCTACCACGCACTGCCTGGAAAGATTGACGCAAGCTATCCGTATCCCAAAGGTGGTGCTGCTCACGCTGAGACAATCCTTGAGTCGTGTCTGGCTATCGCTGAAGCACGGATGGACAACAACGCTGGTATTCATGCAGCTGCATTCCAAAACAGGCTCAATGCCTCAATAGCCTACGACAAGCTCATGCATACACCTGAACGCATGGGATACAACGGCGATGGCAGTGATCTGGACGCATGGAACGAACAACAAAACAGATACATGAACGGAGACGTTGTGAAGTACAACGGCTCATTCTTTACAGATACGAACCCATAGGTGAACTATGCACTGCACACCACAAAACGATGTGTTGCCCAGCATCACAGTAAGTGATGACAAGGACAACTCAGATGCGATTGTGTTCTCTGGATTTACGAAGGGAGTCGTCTTAGTTCCCAACGGTTCATCCATCACATCGCTGACGTATTGGATTTCCAGTACAGAAGACGGCACATACACACAGCTCTACAACGCTGGTAGTGCCATCTCAACAACCGTCGCTGCAAACCGAGTATTCGCACTGGACAGTGCAATCGAAGGTGCAGCTTTCCTCAAGCTGCAAGGCGATGCCGCCGGAACAGTAGACCTACATTTAATCTCTTCCTAGAAGGAACCCTTTGATGAGTGGACATAACATTCTTCAACAACTGGCTCGTGAGCCGGAAATGAACATCGTCGATCCAGGCAATGGTGGAACGATTCCCGTAGACCGCACATTAGGCATTGTGTCTATCGTGACGGCTGCATCTGAAACCCGAAAGATTGCATCTCCTGAGCGAGCTGGCATCATTCTGGCTTTGTGTCTGAAAACCGATGGTGGTGACGTAGCTATCACAGGTGCAGACAGTGAAATCCTAAACAGTGGTAACGGAACCGAAACCACAGCAACAATGGCTGACGCTGGCGACTTGCTAGTGCTTATGTCGATTGAAAAAGGCTCAGATTACATCTGGTCGCCTGTTGCTAATAACGGAGCAGCGATGAGCTAATGGCGAGATTACTGACACGGTTTGATTTGCCGTGGCCAGTCAAAGGACTCGTCGAATCAACCGGCTATGAAACACAGCCTAAAGGAACGACCGTCGATTGCCAGAATGTTCGTGCTTATGATCCAGGCACTGGCCGCTCTCGTGGTGGGCAAAGAGCTGGATTAACAAAGTACGTTAACGCTCGAACAGCTGACGGTAAGGTTCAGGACATTGGTCAGGTAGTAGCTCGTGACACACCAAGCGACCAATCAGAGGTTGGTGCTAGAACTGTTACGACCTACGCCGTGACCAATGGGACAGTGGCGAAGGTTACCAGCTCGGCATTCACGACTGCTACGGGTGGCAGTAGTGCATTGTCTTCGAGTGTGCCTGCCATCTATTCAGCTGAACTGTTCGGTGTGGTTTACTTTGCTGATGGAGCTTCTACGAAACAGTGGACAGCTTCAACAAACACAGTCGCCACATGGACAGCTTCCTCTGGCTCTCTGCCGGTTGATAGCGGTAATGAACCTCGTCTGATTGAGACGTGGCGTGGTCGTATTGTTTGCAGTGGTGTTAGCACTGATCCACACAACTGGTACATGTCAGCTGTTGGTGATGCTCGCAACTGGAACTACAGTCCTTCTACGCCAACCGCTACGATGGCTGTCGCTGGAAACAATGCTGATGCTGGCAAAAGTCCAGACATCGTTAATGCAATGTGTCCGTATAACGACGACATCCTGCTGTTCTTCGGTGACCATAGCATCTATCAGATGACTGGTGATCCAGCTGAAGGTGGTCGTCTCGACCTTATTTCAGACACAATCGGTGCTCCATTCGGCAGACCTTACTGCAAGAGTCCTGAAGGGATTGTTTACTTCTTCGGTTCAACCGGTGGTGTCTATCAGATGCAGCCTGGTTCTCCTCCGCAGAATATCACCGAGAACGCTATTCAGGAACGGATGAACTCTTACAACGCCAACACCACGTTGGTTCGTATGGTGTGGTCTGACCGTGAGCGTGGTTTCTACGTGTTTCTGACACCGCTCGGTGGTGGAGCAACAACCAACTATTACTACGACGTTCGTAATCAGAGTTGGTGGCCAGATAAGTTCGGTAACAACTCACACAATCCTGTGTCTGTTCACACTTTCGATGGTGACGCTGCTGCCGACAGAACTGTGTTAATGGGTGGTCAGGACGGTTACGTTCGCCGCTTTGACTATGACACACCAAGCAAGACGGATGATTCAACAGCAATTGATTCATACATCAAGCTTGGGCCAATCAACTTGAAGAATCGCCCGAAGCTCATGCTCACTGAGATTAAGGCTGCACTAGGTACAGGATCGAACGATGTTTCCCTCAATGTTTACACCGGAGAAACAGCAGAAGCTGCTGCTGCTTCTAGCACTTCTCAGCTGGCTGCTACTGTGTCTGCTGGTCGCAATAAAAGCGAAAGACGAAGAGCGACTGGTCATGACATGTTTATCAAACTTCAAAACAACACAGACAGCCAGTCATGGAGTTATGAATTCCTCGGTGTGGAACTTAACAGCTTCGACGGCCCAATAGCGAGGCAATGGTAATGGGGTTAATTGGTGGACTGAATCGAGGACCAAAGTTTCCTCCCAGAGCTAGAAGAGCTAATGCTCGACTGGCTCTAACTGATGCTGAGCAAATCACGGTCAACGGAGCGATTGCAATTCCCGTTGTAACCAGTGATGAAACGGATTCAACAGACCTAAACAGTAGTCCTGCTGAAGGTGAAATCGTACTGCTTATCGGCGGTGGCGGTTCGACCATCAAGTTATGTGTTGCCTACGGCGGCAACTGGTACGAAGAAACCCTGACACAGATGAGTTAGTTATGAGCAGAGTAATCATGCTCCGTCCAAACGGAAGCAATCAAAGACCTTCAGCTGGAGGCGGTTTCGGGATGCCTCAACAGCCTATGCCGCTAAATCCGGCAGGAGGCATGATCAGCCCTGTCTCGCCAGGAATGCCAGGCACACAAGGCAGTGGCAGTATGGATACAGGTGGCCTAAATGCGAATCCAGGCGGTGGCTTCGGAATGCCTTCGCCTTCTCCAATGCCACCAGTTACTAACAACTACAACACGTCACGCACCTTCAACAATCGCACGAACCAGATGTTTGACCAGCGTAAAAGCACAACGAACATCGACAACTCGATGACCCAACAAGGTCAGCGAATGCAACGCAAAACAAAAGCACAGTTGAATCCTTTCCAAACCATCTCACCAGAAATGGATCAGAAGATGATCGGCGATCCTTCTAATCCTTTGGCTCAACTACGAATTATGCGAGGCCGCTAATGGCTACCGGACCGAATCAAAAGAATCCGTCACGAGGCGGTAACAACCCAGAGTCAGAAGAACAGAAAACACCATACGCTCAGTCTTTGATTGAACGTGTGATGAATCTATTTGAAGAGGCTCGTCAGGCAGGTAATGCTGCGAATCAGGCTCGTTACGAAAAGATACTTCGTGGTTATGACCAACTGACCAACGAACAGAAAGCCGATCTCGATCAGCTAAATACTAAGCACGGCGATCTAATTGAGAACATGGCTGACATGTCCGGCGATGTTGTTAGCAACATGAAAGGCGTTGCTGATGGCACAATTAAAGACGTGCTTACGGGCGGCGAGCAAAGAGTTGGTGATGTGTCTGATCGATACAGAGCCGACGAATCTCGCCTTGGTCAACTCGCTCAACAGGCTGAAGGACGTGTTGGCGAATTAGGTGATGCTGCCAGACGGCGTGCTGAAGGACGTGGAGCACAGGTCGCTGGTCAGCTTGGTGAGATGGGCCAAGCTGCTCGTGAGGGTGTAACAGGTCGAGGTGAACAAAGCCTTCAGGACTTGCTGGCTAAGTACCAAGGGGCAACTGACCAGGCTGCACAAACAAACCGTGAAGGCCGTGCTCAAATTCAACAGGGCTATCAAGGGCTTGGACAAGCAGACGCTGAAAGGCGAGCTGCTGCTAGAGGTGAAGTTGGTGGTGACTTTGCTGGTCAAGAGGCTGCTGCTGGCAGACGTTTCGATCAGGCTCGTCAGGACATCGGTCAAGACACCGCTGCTGGTGTGTCTGAAACAGGACAGCGATTCGCCGGTGGTCGCGAGGATGTGCGTGGAGAGTTTGGAAGAGCCAGACAAGCCGCACAAGGCATCTCCGCTGGTGCTGAACAGCGTGCTGGTCAACTCGGACAACAGACTCTCCAAGACTTGTCAGCCAGAGCCGAAGGCCGTTTAGGTCAGCTCGGACAGGGTTATTCAGAACTTGGACAACAAGCTACAGGCCAAGCTGCTGCTACAGGTCAGGACATTGGTGGACGTTTTGATGCCCTTCGTGGTCAGACAGCTCAGGGAATACGTGGAGCAATTGATGAAACAGGTCAAGCCTTTGGTGCTGGACGTGATGATGTAACTGGTGGTTTCCAAGGAGCACAGGCTGAACGTGCTGGACGCTACGATGCCAGAACTCAGCAAGGTCTGAATATGTACGATCAGATGGGTCAGGCATCCATGGATCGCATCAACCGGCAGTTCGACGAACAAATTGAGCGAACCGTTGGCCAAATGGAACAAAACCTTGTTTCACGTGGTTTAGACAACACAACGATTCGTGGCCAAATAGACAGAGCCAGATCAGACATTGAACGCAATCGCCAGGAAGCCATTAGCCAAGTTGAGTCTCAAGTACGTCAGCAGAAAGCTGGAGCATTTGAGCGGTTCACTTCTCAGGGCATGTCAGCTCAAGACGCAATGCAAGCAGCAGGATTATCAGCTGGTGCTCAGATGACTGGCCAGCAACTCGCTGCACAGCAACAACTGCGTGGAGCTGGTGTACAGTCTGACATCGGATTAGGTCAGGCTGGAATCGGAGCGAGAGAACGAGCTGCTAGTCGAGGCGAACAGGCCGGACTTCAAACAGGACTCGCTGGTCTAGCACAACAAGCTCAAGGACAACAGGCAATCTCAGCAGCTGAACAGGCTGTCGGACGACAAGCACTGGCTGGACAACTTGGTGCAGTTCAACAAGGCACTCAAGCACAAATGGGTCTTCTAGGCCAAGGTGCTGGAGCAGCTGCTGGAATGACTGGACAAGGATTGGCAGCTCAACAGCAAATGGCTGCTCAGGGATTAGGAGCACAATCTAATCTGGCTGGAGCAAGAGCAGGTGCTCAACAGCAAGCTGGAATGGCAGGCGTTGGTGCAACAACACAGATGCGTGGTCAGGAGCTTGGTGCTGCAACCGGACTCGGACAAGCAGGACTCGCTGCTCAAGAACGTGGTCAAACAGCACTTGAAGGTCAGACACAACAGTCACGACTTGCAGGTTTATCTGCACTCGCTGCCGGACAGCAACAACGAGGTGTTGATGCTTCGATGGCTGGGCAACAGTTCGGAGCACAAGCTGGTGCATTGGCCGCTGGTCAGCAACAACAGGCAGGCTTAGAAGGACAAGCACTTGGTGCTAGAGCTGGTTTAGTTGGTCAAGGCTTTGGTCAGCAGGCTGGCATGATCGGTCAGGGTGCAGGAGCATTCCAGCAAGGACAATCACAGCTTACCGGCCTTGAAGGTCAGCTTGCAGGACAAGGTATGGCTGCTCAGTTCGGTCAGCAAGCACAAGGCTTCGGTACGCAAGCACAGCTCGGACAAGGTGCTGTGTCTGCTCTTGAACGTGGTCAACAGCGTGGTGATATGACTAAGCAGAACACACTCGACTTCATGGAACGAAAGACTGAAGACGTTCCATCGCTGGATCAGTACGCTGGTCTTGCCCTAGCCGCTGGACAGAGCGGCATGGGAGTCGGCGGTGGAGGTATTGTTGGCGGTGGAGGCGATCAGCAACAGCAACAGAACCAAGGCTTTAATCCATGGGCAATGCAGCAGATCGCTGGACAGCAAAAGTTCATGCAGGACCAGATGGTTAAGCAGCGTGAACAGCAACGAGCAGATCGAGTCAAAGCTAACGAAGAACGTCGTGCCGACCGTACTGCCGCCAAGAAGGAACTAAACGAAAGATTGGCAGAGGAACGTAAGGTTGCTGAAGAGAACCGCGCAAAGCTCGAAGAGACATGGAATAAAGCGAACGAGGAACGCATAAAGCAACAGGAAAAGTTCGACAAGAAACACGCCAAGCAGGTCGAAAAGTACGAACAGGCTATGGCTGAAGGGCGTGAACGGGATGCTGAGAACCACCAAAAGACGATTAGCAAGCTCGAAGCCAACTGGAATCAAACTAACAATGCGTTTGCTAATGCAATGCAAGGACTTGTTGATGCACAGCAGAACACACCGCCTGGTCAACCTATTGATTTAGACATCACTGTTAACGGTCAATTGGTAGATGCACAAACAGGAACCGAGCCTATCACAACCGGTGGACAAAACACTCAGGGACCAGGAAATACAAGCACGCAGGGTGGTGGTGACGAGACTGTAACGGGTAACCAAAACGTAGAGCCTGGGACAATACGCAAGTTTCCTCCAAGTCCAACACAAGGCGGTAACCAAGGTGGCCCAACCGGTCCTGCCGGACCATCTGGACCTGCTGGCCCAGCCGGTGGAGGAGGACAACCAACTCAACCTCCAACTCAACCTCCAACTCAACCTCCAACTATCCCACCACCAAACATTCCAACCGTTCCACCGAACCTTCCTAGCGACCCAAGTATGGATCAGGAACTCATGCTCGCTCCGAATGTGTCTTTTCAGGATGTGGATAACAACACTCAGAATTACCAAGACTTTATGTCCAGCCAATTGCTAGGTGGACTGACGCAAGGTGATTTGACGGCAGACATGCCACCGATGCAGCGACCGAATCCGATGGAGCGACCGCCGGTTGACACTGGCCCAATGCAGATACCTAAACCGCCAATGGGTCCAATGGGCGGCCCGTTCGGTCAATACGACCCTAATTCTCCGAACACACCGCCTACTCAAATGCCTCGCCCACCACAGCGTAATCCTCTAGATACGGATGTTGAGTACGAGCCACCAGGTCCAACTCAAATACCACTGCCTGGACAGCGTGGTCCTCAAGGAAGTCCGTTCGATCAGGACACAAGAGGGCAGGATGGTCAGTTCCCACTCGGTCTAAACCAACGGCTTGATAACAGCATGGAAGGCATGATGCCAATGGGACTTAGTCAACAGCCAGGTCAAGGTGGCGGTCAATCCGCAATCATGCAGAACGCAAAGGGTCAATGGGTTGACCGCAAGACTGGCTTCCCTGTTGATATTGGCTCAGCAGCACCTCAAGGTGGCAACGTGGCTGGTGTTAGAGCCGGTGCAGGTGGACAAATGGAACAAGGAATCAATCGTCCTAGAACAGGTGGCGGACGTATGCCAATAAGTAAAGGGCAAGTTATAGACGGAGGTTGGAATAGAGGCCAACAACAAGGAGGTAGCGGTCAGCAAGGCGGTGGAGGCTTCCAAAGGCAGGATAATCAGGGTCAGCAATCAAGAGATGAGATGTTACGGGAGCGAAACCGGCAGTTGCGGGAACCGGATTACAGCGATGAGGAGTTGCGAAGAGGAAAAACTGTCAGCGCTAATTTTGATTATGCGGAACGCCGAGGGCTATTACCTGAACAGCAGTCACGTATGCAGCAAGGCCCTGACAGGCAAGCTGAACTACCGATGGCAGGACAAGAGGGTTATGGCGAAATGATTCGCCAGCGACGTGCTGAGCAAGGTGGTCCTAAGACACTTGCAGATTTGCGTAATCAAGCTCAAGGAAGGCGTGGTTTACCTAACCAAGTTAAAGGCGGTGGCGTAGTCGATGGAGTTGCGTACGGCAAGAGCGGTGCACCTCAGATGACTCCCGCCGAAGTTCGTCAGCGGCAGATCAACAGCTATAACCAGTCTAGGCAACCGACTGAAGCTGAAAAAACATTCATGATGGCTCAGGGCAATCGCAGAAACCCAGGCAGTATGGACATGTCGCTTTTGCGGAAGCCGCAGGTAACTCGTAAGCCGACTGAACAAACAACGGTAAACCTACGAACGCCTAATCAGGGTGTGAAACAGCAATTCACCGATCGTCAAAACAGAGCGTTAGGTAACACGATGCAAACCTCAGCATCAAACGCTAAAGCAATGCAAAACGCTGCTTCACGCTACAGGCGAGCAGGTTTGCGTACCACCGCTAACCGAGCGAAACCACGCACTTCACTTCCACAGCTATACGGAAACTAACAAATGCCAATTCGTGTTGAATACGGACCATCCGCTGTTGCGGTTGGCGAACTCGCTTTTCGTACAGGTCAAAACGAGTACATCGCCAAACGCCGTAAAGAGATGGAAGAGCTGGCTCAGCGTCAGGCTGAGATGCGTCAGCGTGGCCAGATACAGCAACAGAATCTTCAAGCTGATCTGTTTAAGTTCCACGGCCAGCAACAACGTGCAATGCAGGAGTTGCAGCTGAGGCAGCAGCAGTTCCAGCAGCGGGGACAGCAGTTTGAGCAAGGTCAGCAGCATGACCTGAAGCTCGCTGAAGACCGCAGGAAACACGACCTTGATCTGCAAAAGGTCTACGGTGATAGACAAGTAGCTGATGCCCGAATGCGTCACGGCCTTGCATCACAACGAGACTACAACACATTCCGTCGAAATTCCTACGCCGACATCTACAAAGGCAAGCTCAACGAGAGTGGCCAAATGAAGATGATGGAATACTTCAAGAACCTTGAAGACCTGAACCAAGACACACGTATTCCACCTGACGAACGCAAACGTAGCGAAAATGAAATTTACGGCCAGATCGATGCGTTAGAAGAAGACCCTCAATACACAATCGATGCGGAACTTCAGCCTGGTTACTCCGAAGGATGGGGTGCACAAGATGGCGGTTACGAATCAAACACACCATACACACGAACCCGCAAGCAGAACGGTGAATGGGAATACCGACAAAACTACAGCTACTACGAGCAGGATCAAAACGGCGAATGGCAGGAACGTCAATTAACGCCTGAAGAATGGACGAACATCTACCGTCCGAAATCGTTTATCGACGACGATGATCAGCGTTGGAAAGCGACTGATTTCAACGTGGAAACAGGACAGTGGAATTACGCCATCGATGAGACGTATGACCCTAACGCTGAAGCAAACGCAACTAAAGCTGAAGCAGCTGAAAACGAAGAGCGTATCAACAAGCGACTAGAGATGTACAACAAGTATGTGTCTGGATTCGTTGACCCAGCAGAAGCAGACGACTTCGCAACGTGGCAACAAGACACTTATGGCGACACAATCATCGGTGGAGGACAACCAGCACCGGCTGGACAGCCAGCTCCAGCATCACAACCTGCACCAGCTCCAGCAGCGGCAGTTCCACCACAAGCACAGCCTGCTCCGCAACCAGCAGGCGATCAATTTAGTGTTAATTCACACAGAGAGTGGTTGAACAGGTTCAAGGAATATCGTGACAAGAATACTCGAAATGAACTAGGACCAGAATTTTTCAGTGAGGCAGTAGCTCATGTAAAAAGCATTATGGGCGATGATTTCGTAGTCGATGAAGCGGCAATAGCACGCATGTCACACGAAGGATTTGATCGCTTCGTCAATATGCTTGAACTTGGTTTAGATGAGTTTGGAGCCGCTCAACCTGTGGAACAAACTCCACCAGAGCAACCAGTCCAGCCAGACCAGCCAGCAGGTCCCGTGCAAAATCCAGCAGCACCGCTCGGTACGCAGGAAAACCCACATCAAGTTATCAACCAAGCTGAAGCTGAACAAATGGTTCAGAACGGCGAGATTCAGCCAGGCGACATTGTGACCACCGCTGATGGCATTCAGTTCTCAGCAGGCGAACCACCAGAACCAGTTGATGTGATGCAAGCTCGTCGTGAACATCGTGAAAGAATTACAAGAGAACGTGAAGAGCGCGAGGCTGCGGAAGCCACCACCCATCGTGAAACTCTAGCCGGTATGAGAGCTGCTATACAGCGTGGAGATCGAAAGTACATGGCAGCATTAGTGCCAAGGATTAACGCAATGTTTAGTGACATCAATCGGCGGCATCCAGAGTTGCAAACACATGGTGTAATTGATGACTACAATGTGCAGCAACTTACGGTTCTTGATGGTGAAGAGTTTGAACGTGTCATCAAAGTAGCTGAGATGTATTGGCCAGAAGTATATGGCGAAATACCAACAGAAGCGAAGCCTTTTGTCCATGAGCCTACACGAAAAGAAAACGAGGCAATGGCTGAACAGGCTGAAGCTCAACGCCTTGATGCAATAGAGGCCGCTAAGCGTGAACCATCGATCTATACTCCGCTCGAACAATTGCATCAGCAACAAGCAGCTGATCACTTGCTGCAAGACATCGGGATGTCTAAAGAAGAGGCACAATTGCTGACCGAACAGAAGCGTCGTACGGATGAACAAATTGCAACAGCATCCCCAGGGGGAGACGGGTACAAAACACCAATGCAACTACCTTCGAACGAACCGATAGTAGAACGAGCCAAAAAGGGTGATGACGGTCAATTCCATCCTATCCCCAGTCCCAACGCCGAATACATGGCTGAGCTTGAACGGCGTGATGCACAAATGCGTGACGAAGCTGAACGAATCGACTATCAACCTGTCCAAGACGATGTGTCCAAATACGGCATTAACCAAACTTGGGAAACTCGGTTCGGCCAAGGTCCACCAACGCTACAGGCTCATCGGATTAGCAGCCCTACAGGACAAGGCGAAGTCCAGCATCACCCAAGCGATCAATACAAGGTTGCAGTTTATCCAGGAGCGGAGATTGCAGATCAAAGCACGATGGAAGGTATCTCTCTGCAAATGCAGTACAACACTTCCGCTTGGCGACGTGATCCAAACCACCGAGTCGAAAGTGTTAGCTCTGAGCAACTGATGGAACAGACACGCCGTAAATACAACCAGCAACCATCATGGCAAGGACCTCTTCAGGGATTCTAAATGGCTGATCCAGACGAACTATTCTACGAATTCAAAGACACAGAACCTGTCACACTCAAGGACGACATGTACGCAAAGATGTCAGTCGAAGACCGGCAGCGTGCTTGGGAAAGCGGCTTGCGCCCAGTCAACGAAGCGTGGCAGATTGTCTACCCTGACGAGCGTCGTCGTCGTTATGAGTTCATCAACAAAGGTCGTGTGTCTGAACTACGCTATTCCGGCAATAAAACCCCAAAGGATTTGTGGACGAAAGAGGATCGGGCAAAGGAAAGACGGGCGAAAGAGTTTCAGTTTCAGGGCGGGAAGGAGGCGGCTCCACTTCCCTGGCATAGAAAGGACCATAACTCAGCCACTAAGCTGATGAACACAATCCAGTGGTTTCGTGACAATCCTGAAAAAGTCGGTAAAGGGAATTTCACGGACATCATGATGGGTACAGTCAAACGCCTACCATTTACCTTCGGTGTGGGTGAAATTACCGATGCTGTGATCAAGGGTAAATCAATAGATCGCATTTACGAGGGTAATGCCGAACCAGCTGATTACTACGGCGTCGCCAAAGACATCGTTTACGCCGAGATGCAAGAAGATGATCCAAGAGCCATGAAGGTTTTTCGTGGTGTGTCTGAACTACCAGCGTATGCCGCTGACATTGCATTGACTGGCGGTATTGGTGGTGGAACTAGAGCTATCGGTCGCCAAGGCTTAGCCATCCTTGCGAAGCGGCTTGGCAAAGAGAAGTTCAAGAAATTCATGGCTTCAGCTGTTGTCAGAGGTGCAGTCAAGGCAGCACCAGCAGTAACTGAAGCTGGTATCTATGCAGGCGTCACAGACGTTGGTGGGACGCTAGCTCAAGCTCTACCACAGCGTGACCTCAAATACGACGAGAGCACTGAGACTGGATTCGCTGCAACCGAGAAAGACTCATGGATGAACAGCTTACCCAAGGCTGTCGTTAACCAGATGAGCGAGTACCTTGTTGAAAAAGTTGGTGGTGAGGCACTGGCTAAAGGTGCAAGTAAGATCGGATCACCAATCCGTAAGGCAATGACACCAAAGCCTACGTCAGCGGATGTGCCTGAGAACATGAAAACGTACATCCTAAATCGCATTCGTCAGTCATGGCAACGTGCTAATCCTGATGCTGGACCGATAGCGAGTCGTATTGGTTTCAACGGAATGATTGCTGAGTTGGGTGAAGAGCGTGTTACCGAAATCGTTCAGGGTGCGAATGAAGTCTTCTTCAGCCAGATGCCTGGTTACAACCGTGATGCTGCTCCGCAAATCGACCAATCCTTTGGCCTGACAGGTGATGTCGCTCAAGAGGCTGGCTATCAGCTTGGCGTGACAGATGAAACACCAGAGCAAGCTTCTCAACGCCGTGATGACATGCTGACACAAGGACTTACCGAGGCTGTCGGCATTGGTGCAATGAAGGGTATGGCTGGTGGTCGTGCTACGCCAACACCTGCGGTCGAGGATTTCGAGAAAACACCAATAGGGGCAATTCTCACAGTACAGATTGAAAATAACGAAGGCTTTCGAAACGATGTGGCTTCTCTAGTAAAGGAAGGTAAAGACTCTCGCTCATCGTTTGCTCAAATACCTGTCCCCGATAGCGACAAGAATCTGCTTGAGTTGATGCCTAACAAGCAAGCACGTCAGCAGTTCCTCAAACTGGCTGAAGACTATCTAAGCACCAGCGCAAAGATGGAGGCGAAACAAGGTGCGGCTCAGCAGCAACCACCTATTCAGCCTGATCCAATACAACCTGCCCCTGCACAACCAGCACCTGTCCAGCCTGAAGCAGAGCAACCTGCACCTGAAGCTCAACAACCGATTCAGCCTGAGCAACAACAGCCTGTAACAGTAAAACAAGACACTGTCGAAGAACAGCAACAGGATGTCCTTCCACAGGTCGAGCAAACCGAGGCACAGCAGGAGGAAACAAAACTCCAAAAAAAAGCAGTTGGAAACATCGCAGTTCGTGATATTCGTCGAGCGTTTCCAGGCATCAACGTCAAGGAAGTCGATGAGGGCTTCCAGTTAGACCTCTCTACCGGCAGTGTGTTAATACGCCTTAGTGAGACGGCTGACATTACCGACTCTCAGCTACAGCAACTGTATAAGGATTACTCAACTACCGTAGAGGGATTCACGCAACAATTCCCTACCGCAGAACAGTACATTACCGATTACCGAGCGAAGGAAGCGCAAGGTCAATTCAGTGCAGGTTTGATACGACCGCCAACGAAAGAACAGGCGGCAGAGCTCAATCTGCTCGCTGTTGTTGACTTGAACAATACTGACTGGGCTAAAGCAAATGCTAATCAGGTTAAGGTCCTAAAACACGAAATGGTGCATTTCGCTTTCAACACAGGTATGTGGAATAAGGCTGAGCGTGACGCACTAATCAAGCAGTATAGCGATCCAAATAAATCCTTCCGTGAGCAGTCAGAAGACATCGCTTTGTATGCTGAGCTCTGGGAAGACCAAGGCATGGTTCAACGTATCAAGAACTGGATCAACCGCATCCTAAGCAAACTAACCGGTGGAAAGGTAGAGCTAAGCAGCAAAGCCGCAGAGCAGCTGTTTAAGAGCGAAGACTTCTGGCAAGCACGTTCAGCCGAACAGATGGATGTGTTTATGGGTAAGCAGCAGAACATCACACAAGGAATGCCGGTAAGTCGGATAAATACTTTCGAGGGAATAGACAACTTCTCCGACCCACACCAATTCACATTAGAAGGAGGAAAGCTGGAGGCCGTAGCAAACGAATGGGCTGACACCGATTATTCTGTGCTGAGTACGTTTGTCGATGAAGACAAAAGACGGCAGGGGATTGCAACTCGTTTAGTACAGGAGATGAGGGATACACTAAAGGGAAGTATTGGAGCGCAAGTAAGCAGCGAGAACAGCCTAAACCTGTTTTGGAAACAAGGCTTCCGAATGCCTGATGGAGGCACTAAAGCGGATGCCTTAGCTGAACTAAAAGAGATGAGTTCAGTGAATTTAGTTCATCCAGGGAAAACCGAAATTGGTTCAACGCCTATTCAAGGAATGCCCGATAAAAACTATACTAGACCGACTGGAGAAAATTATGCCTCACAACAGCAAACAAGAACGGGACAACTGGCTCAAGAGCAAGGGACCCAAGCGGGAGAATTACGAGAGCGAGGAAGCCTACCAAGAGGCTCTGAGCAGCTTTCGTCAAAGAATAGGGCCACTATTGAGAAACCTGCCCTCGAAGGACTCCCCACAAACATCAAGTTAAAAGCCTATCCTGATGCGAAGATAGGCCCCTCTAAAATCGCTCGCACAGCCGCTGCTGTTTACGCTGAGCGTTCGGGAATTGATTACAACCCACCATCCACTTACCAGAAGGTGGATAAACAACGTGCAGCTCGGATAGCCGATTGGTATGAATCCGCAGAGCATATTCCCAATGATCCTGCCGTAGCAAAGTCTTATCGTGCGATGATGGATGAGACACTCGCACAGTGGCTTGTGATTAAAGAGACAGGATTGCAGGTAGAGTGGATCACTGAAGAGATGCTCGAAAAGGCGGGTGACCCATATAGTGAGTCACCTAGATTAGCTACCGAGGATATCCGAAGAAACAATCACTTCTATGTGTTCCCAACAGACCTAGGTTTTGGTTCCGATGCTGACTTTGATCCTGCACAGAATCCGCTGTTTGAGCTAACTGATGAAATCATCGCAGGCAAACAGGCACGATATAACGACATCTTCCGAATCGTTCACGATTACTTCGGCCATGTAAAAGAGGGGAATGGATTTAGAGCATTCGGTGAGGAGAATGCTTGGCGATCTCATGTTGCCATGTACTCACCGCTTGCTCGACCAGCAATGACGATGGAAACTCGTGGGCAGAACTCATGGGTGAATTATGGACCGCACGGAGATTTTAATAAGACCGCTAGCGGCGAGGACACTGTTTACGCTGACCAGAAAATTAACATCCCGCCAGCGTGGATCAATGAGGAGGGTGCTACTGACCCGATCATTCAAGGCAGTCCTTACCGCTACGCTAACCGACAGGGCAATGAAGCTGCACGTGAAGCTGTCGAAGACCTGAATGAGCAATACGACCCTCAACGCATTAAAGTCCAGAACGAACTCGACAAGATCGAGAAGGAGAGGGCTAGAAATCCGAACGCCGACATCGAGTTAATGCAGCGTCTTGAGGAAGGTTCAATAGACCCTCGTGATGTGTTACATGCGGATCAGCTGAAAGATGGAATCTTTAACGGCGGCCCTGTGTCTCTTAAGCAGATGGCAGAGTTTCACAAAATCAATTTATTACAGCGTAAAGCCGGAACGCAGACCGCTCAAACGCTGGCAATGTTCAAGGAGGTAAATCGCAACCGCAAGACCGATGTGCAGGTTCGCTTAGATGCCATTACCGAAGGCATGTTATCGGTCGATGAGAAAACCGAGGAGCTGCTTTCCTCAATTCCTGAGAAGCTAGGCGAAGACTTTGTTGTGCCTGATGCCCAACAACCTCCCCAACCAGATGCTGAGACTCCAGTACAACCCGACGCTCAGCAGCCACCTCAGACTGAAACACAACAGCAGACATCCGCAGATGGGGATATGCTAGACCCTAGCACACCGATGCCTGACCAGAAGCTAATTGGACGGGAGGCGTATCAGGCTCTACTGAAAGAACGTAAGAGACTTCAAAAGATTACGGAGTTTATCGAGAAGCTTGGGTATGACACGACTACTGCTGGGTTACAGCGACTAGCTCGTGACCTTGAGTCGTCGGTTAAAGTCGTTGACTTTATTAACAAAACGAAGCGACACAAAGTTCGACAACTCGCTGATGTGATATCAGAGTACCGTTACGCCGCAATGCTCAGTGGCCCAGAAACTCAGATGGTCAATGCCTTCAGTAACGCCACATTCTCTACTTGGCGCGAACTAGAGCAAGTCATGTGGGCAGCTGCAAACTCCACCGCTGGCATCTTCGGCAAGGCTGATCCACATCAACTACAGCTTCGTGACTACAAGCAATACGGTGCAGCGGGCATTACAAATGCATTAGGGTCTGCGTTCAAACATGCATTCGGTGCATGGGCAAACGAGTGGCACGGGTGGCATAAAAACAAGCTCATTGAAGACAAGACTGGAACTGATTTCAAATCCAAAATTGAGATGGAACATTCTTTACCTGGGCGTGTTCGAGGCAAGATTCGCAGTGTGCTTGGATTCGGCCCGATGCACATGGTTGACCAGTTCTTCAAAACACTCAATGCTCACATGCACGTTGGTGTGCAGGCAGCGATGATTGCACGTAATACGAAAGACCGTGGTGGCTTATCAGAGGCCGAGTTGATTGAAGACTTAGTTGCCAATAAGCAGTCGCCTGCTTGGAAGCGTGCAATGAACGAGGCTTCGCTTCGTATGTTCCAAGATACCGGCAAGGGTGCATCCAAGGTGCTTATTGAAGCCGGTGATAAACTTCGCACAGATACAGCCGGAGGATTCCTAGTACGGCATACAATTGCTCCGTTTGTGAGAACACCAGTACGCATTACATCACAAGCTCTTGTGCGGCTGCCTGGAATGCCCATGTTGCTACCGTACAAGATTGTTCGCAACCTACTTGATGGCAAGCCAGCACTTAAGGGAGTCGGCAGTGAAGCGGTTAGCCAAGTAGCCTCGACAATCATCTTTGCTCTGTTACTGGGGCTCAGGAACTCTGAAGACGAAGAGGAACAGGTTCTAACCGGAGCAGCTAAAGGTCATGACAGTAGAGAACGAACCTATAGGTACGGCAAAGGCGTGAACCCTGTTATGGCAATGAAGCTTGGAGACGAGTGGGTTTCTTATGACCGACAAGACCCTCTTGCCATTATTGGTGCAACCACAATTGACGGCGTGGATGCAATTAAGAAAGGTGAACCAACGATATTAGGGCGAAGCCTTGCGGGACAGCTGCATGAGAAAACATTCCTGCGTGGTATCAGTGACCTGTATACCGGAATAACGGAAGAGAAAGGCGGTAAGCGATGGGCTGCGTCGATGATAGGTAGCTTCATTCCGAAACTGTGGGGACAGACCACACGCAAGTTCGATCCATATGTGCGTGATAAGGATGTGGATACGATTGGCAAGCAGGCTCTACAGCGTGAGAACGTGCTCGATGCTCCTGTAATCTATGACCAGTGGGGTTTTCCAGCTGAACGTTCTAACGATGCCAAGAGTCTTATTGGAATGCGTAGCAAGAGTGCTGAACGCTTCGCAGGTAATCGTGTGATAGATAACTGGAATCGACTCAACCCTGACGACAAAACCCTAACGACACCACCGAGAGACACGTACACGCCAACTGGTAAGACTGAACGCAAGATGGATCGTGACGGCCAGTATCAGGAGTTTAGGAAAGTGTCTGGGACATTAGCACGTGAGGTCGTCCTGAAAGCCATACCTCCAGAGATGCAGCGAGAGCCTTCGCCGGTTGTCCTCAAGATCACAAAGAACGCTCTTGAAGAAGCTCGCAATAACGTCAAAGCCCATTACGAGCGTAACGTGAACTTCGACATCGACATGGATCGACAGGTACGGATAGTCCTCGCAAAGGTTGTGAGCAGTGCGACCAAGATACCGAAGCGACCAATACGGTCAAACGCTGATACAGATGAGTACGCACTCAAAGACACAAAGCACTGGGAGGCCTACAAAGACGCTGCAATTGAGTACCGCAAATGGTACTCGCAAAACCGGAGCAAGATTCGACGATGAGAAAACGCAAACGATATCGAGAAGACGGTCAGTACGAAGGCACGTCACGCATAGAACAACGCACAGGGGCTAAGACCAGCCGCTCTGAAGCCAAGGCTAACCTAACACTGGCCAAGGCTGAGAAGGCTAAGCAGGTCGCTGCTAAACGCAAGTGGCTCGTGATCCTCATCGGGATGATTATGGGCATTGCCGCTTTCTTTAAGTTCAAAATAGGACCCTGACAATGAATAACATCACAAGCGTAATTGGGGACTTCCTAAAGAGTCTCAAATCCAAACGAGTCATTACCGGCATTTTGACCATCGTGTTCATGGCTGCTTACAACTACTTCAATCTGGCCGAGGTTGGTGTGTCAGAAGACACCGTCAACAACCTCGTCATCACAGTCGCAGCTCTGATTGTTGGCGATACCATTCGCCCTGTGAACCCTGAGAAGGGAGCTGGCGATGAAGATTAGAATGGTTAAACCAGGCGAACGCTATCGCTTCATGGCTCGCTCTAGCAACGTCCACACGCTAAGCCGACTGGAGAACCTCATGGCGGCAGAGGGGTACATTCGTGTTAAGTTCCTAAGCTTCCTCGCCCACATCATCAACTTTGAATACACGATACGAGAGGACTGGTATGGAAACGAACTTACCTCAGATGCTGACTGATGTCGGTTTCCCAATCGGCTTGTGTCTGATTCTCTTATACGGTTTCAAGAAAGTCGGTGAGGTGCTGCTGGCTCGTGTAGTCGATCCAGTCATCACCTCGCACCGAGAGTTCCTCGTGAAGCTTGAGCAGCAGCTTGAGCTCCAAGGTGAACTCGTGCGGAAGATGGTGAGCATTCAGGAAGAGATACTGCGGAAGCTGGAGTAGGCGCCGATGAATAGAATCATCGGCGTGACCAAAGCCAAAGTACGAATGCGTAAAAAGAAGTAACAACGGTTGCAATGGTAAGTGCGGAAGTGACACACTCCCCAAAACTCACTTTACCTCCGATATCACCATCTCCCTCTGCTGCTTTCAGTAAGAACCCGACAACCGCTCCCAAAAAAAACAAAGTGCCTCCAGTAATCCAAGCAGGCGCGCGTTCTTTGAACTTGGCCGCTTGTTCCTCAGCGAGTTGGCGTTCTGCTTCTGCCTGATTTGCTCTTTCTTCAAGTTTTCTCAGTCGGGCTTTTCGCTCTTTATCTAGTTTTTTCTTAACCTGCGGTTCAGTTCCCGGCTTACACGGGGTGCTATAAACCCAAGCCAATTCTTTGCGACAGTGCATGCAGATTTCGACGCCAATTTTAGGGAGCTTTGCTCCGCAATAGGGGCAGTCTTTTCGATCTTTAAGACCACGCCGGAGTGCTTCGGCGTGTCGGCCTTGTTTGACTAATTCTTCTGAATTAGCCCTAGCCTTGTTGAGGTTAAACCATGCAGTTAGCTCAAATAGGTTTCTCAAGTCCATTGCTGACTCCTAATTCTCTTTCGTTTACCTCAATCTAGCAACCGTAACGGGTAAGATCAAACGTTGGGCGATCCTGCGGAGGTTGGTGTAGTCTCAATTGGTCTACGGCATTTATGCCGGTTGGCTTCTAGCAGCCTTTTTTGCTTCTGCCAAAGACTCCAAAATCCAATCTTCCGTAATGTCAGTTACACTCTCCCAGTCTGAGCTGCTTTCCGTGTATATAGAGGAAGTGGTAACCTGTGTGACGGTATCTGTGACGGTATTTACAGCTTTCACCTTACCGACCCTATGTTTCACGATGTTTGAAACGGGTTTCTCGAATCCGGCCCCCGCTACTTGCAGACTTTCTGCTAACAGAGCCTTCAGGAGACTGGAGGCTTTTTTATTGGACCGCATGAGAGCACTTAAGTGCTCTAAAATAAGGGTATTGCGGGCAAGTTCATCAGCCGGCGTGGTCTCTAAAACACGCTTGTAGAGGTCGTTAGAGACGACCTGAGATTCGCTGATATTGGCCAATTCTGTGACGGTATTTGTGACGGTATTTAAACCGTAGCCAACACTAGCGGCTTTAGCGTGGTCTTCCTGCATGATCTGTAAGTAGTGCTGATTCTGGATTGCAGGTGTGTTTCCGACCCATTCACCAACGCTATGTTGGTCAATTCCGTGAATCTTTATGAGCTCGGTGATGCGACTGGCACGCATGTTGTTGAACAATTTTGGCCAACATTCTTTGCCCATAGCCTTTTCATACCGTTTTTTAAAGCGTGTTGAGAGGCTCAGGTCTTTCGTCTCGTGCGTTCCACGGCGAACATCATCCCATCGCTCACCCTGTATCAGGAAGCCCTCAGCGGCCTCCTGACGCTCACATAAGTATTCGAAGGCCCAGCGAGCCTCTGGGAACAATGGACACACACGCTTGCCTGTCTTCAGCGAGTTAATTGTGACCGTGGGTGGGTCGGTCTTAGGGTCACTTCCCCAGTGAACATCAGATTTTTTAAGCATTACCATGTCACTTGGGGCACGCATTCCCATATAGCGAGCGAGAACGACGATGCACTTATCCTGCTCTGTAGGCTGACAATCTATCATCGCCTGAGTTTGTTCAAGCGTAACGTAGGTCTGACGTGTCTTATCAGGCTTTGTGTCGCCGACGGCTTTGGCGAACACATTCCTGGTTACATATTCTTCTTCTAGTAGCCAATTCCAGAGCTGAGAACACTTCTCTACTCGCTTACCGACAGTTGATTCAGCCAATAGTCCAGAACCAATCTCACGCCCATTGGTCAGCAGCCATTTACGAAAATCCTTACCATGCGTTTTTGTGACATCCCGCACGTCCGTAACCTTCTTCCCTTCTAAGAATTTTTTCAGGTTACCAAACGCCTTTTCCAGAACGCTCTTCGTGCCTTTAGAAACCGCAGCCTGCTGCATAAACACTTCGACACAACTCTCTACCGAATACTCGGACTTCTGCCGCTTTATAGACCGTGGACGACAAAGCCCATACTCAACACACTTTGCATGCACCTTCTCTGGTGCTTTGGCCAACCAAGCTGATTGGTTACGGTCAAGTGACATGCCCTGCTCTACATTACCAACGATTGATAAAATCATATCGTGATGCGATTGAGCCTGCGATTCTGACAAGTCAGCAGTGCTTCCTAAATACAAATTCCGAGGTAGCAGCTTGCCGTTCACGTGCTCTCGCCATCTAACCACCCACGAGCCTTTTTTACTCGTTTTATTATTTCGGTTTACGTGTAGTGACATCCTACGATCCCTTACGTTCTGCGATGTAATTGTTCAGGTCATCGATATCGAAGCGTGTTGAACCACGCCCAAGTCGAACGACCTGCATCTCCTTACGCTGTACGTACTTCCACAGCGTACTAACTCCAATGCCGAGGTATTCGGCAGCTTGCTTATCAGTTAAAAGCTTTTGCATTTGTAACTCCTTTACTTCCCAGGTATCAACGTTAGTTAATTAAAAACCAAGTACCGACGAGCAGGAGCAAGAGGCTGGCAGCACAACCGCTGTGGTCATCACAGCCGTCCTCTAGCTCCGTAATGATGATGTAATCCAGTACATCCCATTCTTCGTCGTCGTACTCAAGCATGGCTAGCTCTGTTCCTTTGGAAACAACAAATCATTAGGCGTGATACGCCGACCAAGTTCCTCAGAAAACCATTCAGACCAGATACTCAGCTCATATCCGAACACATGTGGTTTTGATTTATCGCTCTGAATAAACTGACGAAACTGAGTGTGTCGAGGAATCTCATACGGACGGTAATCCACATGGTCGCAAAACGCTTTCCATTTAGTGTTGTAGCCTTTACGCTCAGTTCCATCTTTATTGAACCGTTCATATTCAAAGCATTTCCAATGGACTTCATTCATCAACTCAATGAGATGTTCACGACAACGATTCATCCGATTGATACGATCCGCTGACTTATCAAACGGATTGGTGTTAACGAAATAGGTAACATCTGCCTTCGGCAAATTACTAGGATCACCCTTGGCTGAAACCGCACGTAATTTAGCCTTCTTACCAACCACTTTGTTTATCTTTTTCTTAAGCAACCAAAACATTGTCAGCACCTCCATTTTGAATTTGAAATTGTTTACCGAATTCGACAGTGAATTTATTTGGGTTAATCAAAAGTTCAACTGTCACATGGATATCTGGGATTCTGCGATCCAGTTCCTCAGCTATCTCAACAAGAGTCAGGTAACCAAAAGAATTCGTCCCACTACCAGGAGACTTCTTAGTCGTCCTAACATACTCCCGATGAGCAGGTGAATCCTTCAAAAGGTTGTGCATATACGCATTCGCTTTCTTAGAGCCCTCAAACTCTATACCGACAATTCCCCACCAAACCTTTGATGTGTTGGGCCCATTGAAATCCCAACCATACCTATCAATAAGTTTTTGGAATGCTTGCTCCCCAAAAGCTTTGTAAGCCAAACCGGTAACATGTAGCCGGACGAGCTTATGCACGTCTTCATCCTTCATACGCTGACGTGCGACGGGATTTATCTCATAAGGGTTAGAAGGCTGGTAAGGCTCAGCCACGCTGCCGCCAGATTCTCTGGCAAAAGGATTTATGCGGTTCAAAAAACCCACGAGTACACCTCTCTTTTTAAATCCAGTTCTAGTAAAGCCGGACTTGCCGGCACGATTCGTTGCAGTAACACTGCTCATTTGATTACCTCTTTCTTTGTTAAGAACTTGTCTGCCACAGCGGCTGACGTAATTTCAAATCATGTTTCTTTTGACGCTTTGGGTCACCGAAGTCGTAGGTAGACCTAGGACTATCTCCCCAAACAGTCACTACCAAAGCTTTTAGACCGTCGTCATTCAGCGGTTTCAAAACCGCCACACATTTCTTCCGTCCTATCTTGAATGGGATTTTGGCACGACCGCCGTTTGTGATTTCAGCTCGATCAACGTTTTGGATAATTCGACTATTGATTTCATCCATTCCGTATCTACCGAGGCGTTTATAGCCCTGAACAACGGCGTGCTTTGTCCAACTCAATTGCATTAGTTCGCCTCCGATTCGTTTACTGGTAGTTGCAGCTGCGTCAGAACTCTATTAAGACGTGGGTCATCAATGTCCTGAGCAATTTCAACCAGTTCCTCTAACACACCTGTCATGTCAGCCAGTTCGATTACTCGGGCGAAACTTGGCATGTTCATCCCTGCTCTCCAACCGGCCAGTTGGTTGTGCTGGATGCCATACTTGGTGCATGACTCCGGCAAACCTCGTACTAACTCACACAGCCCTCTGACGACTCGTTTGGCGTAATGCGTCGAATCCTTCCTCATCCTGTTTTACTCCTGTTATCACGTTTCGTTTCTTTGTTGTGAATATAGCACCTCTTTCCACAGAGTATCAAGTTCGAAAAAAAGACCGCTCTTCACTCGAACGGCTCAAATGTCACTCAACTGAGTCCATTACACCATAATTCGGTTACCAGGGGAAGCAGGCAATACGCGAAAAAGTGATTTTTTTTGTGATTATTTGTGCTAACTCCACTCTGATCTATAAATAAAGGGGTTTTTGGCAATATCTCAATAAATTATTTTCAGTAGAGGCGGCAGAGTGCCGACTATATACTGCTCAGTACAATGGTTTAACCATTCAAACGTCTGTTTAATCCGACTGCTCGGAGGGGGTGTGTGTTTTTTCACACAAGTCCCTGAATGAGATTCGACTGATCTGGGCTGGAGCTATCTTGCCCCAATCCTCTGTATCGACAGTCCACATCAACGGCTTACCAAGGCCCTCCAAGTCCCACTTGTGCCACGGTCCGCTTTTCAGCTTCACGCCGTCCAGCTTCTCCTCAATCGTATATGTTTCAAAGCCACAGCTGATCTCTACGTCGGCATACCATTCCCACACGGCCAAGCAGCAACTGAATAAAAAGCTGCCAGCATTTGCTTCTTCTAAAAAGGGCTGAGCTGTTGCCCCCCGTTTAATCAGGTGTTGAATGTAGTGGCTATCGATAAAGGCATCGGTCCAATACCTCACCTTTCGAAGTTCAAGCCGATGCTCGCCATACTCCATACTGTCCAACGTGTACGGAGCCTCCATCCAAACAATCGTTGGGTCGCCATAAACAAGTTCCCACACAGCAAATGCCGCATTTCGGCAATACTTCTCTGACCCATGCATTTCTTCGTCAACAACAATATGCTGAGGCAGAACACGCTGATTCCACAAGATGCCGAACAATGCTTTTAACCAGGCTTCGTCCACAGTGCCCTTTGCTGTAGCGACGTTAACCTCATTCCGCATGTGCTTCATCACAAACGCAACTTGATCTTTAACGTTAATCTCACCCTCGTCGGGTTTTTTAACCTTTGCAATCACACCATTACCCGACTTCCTACGAAGACATTTCTCGCTAAAGTCATATCGGTGTGACGGGTACTTCATTTGTGATTTACCCCTGTATTTCCAGCTATAACCGAACGAATCTAAGAATGCGTAGAATAGCGGCTCGTCATTCGGATTACCAATAGCCTGATATGCTTGCCTCTGATCCAACTCCAGTAGCTGCCAAAGATATTCAATGCCTTGCTGGTCGAGTTTACGCAAGACACGCTGCAAGGCGACATCACGTTCTTTTTGATGGTGCTGAAGTTCGTCCACGTAAATAGCGGCTAATATATTTAGCTGCTCATGCTCGGCAGCAAAGCTTGTAACCTTTTGGAAATCAGAAGGTATTAATGTATCGCTCCAGTGAGGAATACCATCCTCTTCTGCAACACGAAGCCTGTCCAATATGGCGTTTGCCATCCCCTGAATCTCTTCGTACTGCACCGTATTAGGGTCGAGGCTTTTCAACATTTGCTTATAGCCTTCGAGCACAATTTTGTCCTGCTCAACATCGGCATCATCTATGCCTTCACGCTCATCAACCGCTGTTTGAATTGATTCACGGATTTCCCAAACACCAGTGAACAAATTGTGTAACGCCTGGTGAAGCACATACAGCTTCTGGACTTTTGCTGCTTCAACCTCAGCAAGCTCTAAACGTTTTGAAGCCTGAACCAATGACGCGCCGAGCTCACGCAAAGTTAGACCCAACTGCAATGTGTCATAAGGCGTGAAGCTATGCGACATAGCTTTTTTGGTTTTACGCAATCCGAGCCCCTTTACGGAACCAAGCTCACCACCATCCAACCAAGTTTTCACAAAATCTGCCCAAGTGCGATTTTCTGAGCTACTCATGCTCTAACCCTTATTTTTTAACGTTTGTGTCCTCTTATCACCTATCGGCTACATGTGAGTTTGACTGCAAAATAAATTATTGTCAAGTGATCTTGTTGCATTTATATACTAAATTCACTCATGCGGTCGGGGACACCAATAACAACCTGTTAAGGAGAAGCCCCATGAAATGGAATTTTGACGTTGAACATGACAGTTTTCAACCCTTATCCGTGATCGCCAAGAGATTTGGAGTTGCAACCAAGACCGTTGGGTTTTGGTGCGAGAACTACGGTTTTCCGCATTGCCAACCAGGCAGTCAGCGTTTCACGACGTTTGAAGCCGCAAACACTTGGCTAGCGGAAAGAAACGGAAGGTTACCGAATGATGATTGATAAGCCGATAACGCCGATCTTTGCTGCCCTTGATAATCTGCACACCGCGCAGATTCAGGGTGCTGATGCCTATGAGGTTCAGTCCGCTGCTTCCTTATTAAAGGTATACGACGAAGTTCATGACAATGACCTACATGAGGTTGTGTCAGCCGAACAGACTCTGACAGCAACGATTCCAGGCACTCGGTTTACTTTGACCGGTCGATTCGACACGATGCTTCGCAACTCTCGTGGTCAACTAATCAACCTTGAGCACAAAACGACATCATCGGCACTGGACAATCCTTTCCACCCTCAGCTGACCAAGACCAGCTTTGAGCGGCAGATCAGCCTTTACCACATTCTGGGTTGGCTAAATGAGCAGCCTATTGAAGAAACCCACCTCGATGTAATTCGTAAAGTTGCTCTCCGGCCAAAAGCCATACCTAAAGGTACTGAGGACAAACCGCTAGGTTCTCGAATCGAAATCGAAGAAAACGATTCGTACTTCAAGCAAAAGCTCTCGCAAGATTCGCTGACTCAATATCAATCGGGAGACCTGAAGAAGGAAACTCCTGAGATGTACGGAGCGAGAGTCACCCATACGGTCAGGACACAGGCTGAGACCTACTTCAAACGGAAAACTGGAATCACAAGAAGTGAATCGGAACTGAAAGCTGCGTTGAACCAGCTCATCATGGTCGCCAAGGAAATAGAGCGTACCGAAGATGAAAAGCTGTTCTACCAGAACACGGGAGCCTGCCATTCATTTGGCTCGCCATGTCCGTACTTTCAGCTCTGCTCGGGCATGGATTCGCTCGACTCCGATACGTGGCAACCAAGGAGGGGAGCTGCGTCATCTGGACGCTTCAATCTAAGTCATTCCCGCATCGGCACATTCAATAGCTGCCGAGCCAAGTACTACTTCATGTACGTGCAGGGAATCGAAAAACGAACTCGTGAGGATAGTGCGGCACTGCGATACGGTTCGCTGGTTCATGACGCACTTGAGCAATATTGGCTAACTAAGAAGGAGACGCAAAATGTCATTTCTTGATCTTATCAAGAATGAGCCGGACGCACGTGGAATGCGTGTCGTCATCCTCGGCTCACCAGGCAGTGGCAAAACATCGTTCGCTGCCCAAGCTCCCGACCCGTTAATTGTCACCACTCAAGGTGAAGATGGCGTGGTAACCCTGATGACCTCGGGAATCATCAAGAAGGTCGATTACATCGATCAGATCAACAGCTTCAGTGGCTTTGAAAAGCTTATTAATGAGCTGCGTGAAACCGACGACGTTCCTTACAAGTCGATTGTTATCGACACCGTCAATGGTTTGGCTGTCGGCTGCATCAAGGAAACTTGTGACCAGCATTACGGCGGCGACATGCAGAAGTTCCAAGCTTACGGGGCTGGCTATCAGGTCGCAGCAGAACGATGGCGAAAACTATTCTACGACATCGAACAGCTACGTCTTGAAAAGGGACTGCACATCTTCGCACCTTGTCATGTGAAGATTGGCAACTTTTCAAATCCGAGTGGCGGTGACTTCAGTCGCTACCAACCGGACATGCACAAAGCCTTATGGCCATGTGTTGAACGTTGGGCTGATGCGATCCTTTTCATCGACAACGTAATCGTTGTGGCAAAAGACGGGCTTCGATCCAAAGGCCGTGGTGGTACTGAGCGTATCATCCACACCGAAGGTCAGGCATCTTTTATTGCCAAAAACAGATATGGGCTACCGAGTCTCATCTCGGCTGGCAAAACACCCCAGGAAGCGTGGTCTAACTTTAAGACCGCACTGGGTTCTTCTTAGGCGTTCAGGTAGGAGTTTTTTCAAATGAACGATTTTAATTTTAGTGGTCTATACCACGGACAGATTTTTGAGCAGGCCCTTCAACCGGCATCAACTGGCACTCCACAGATTGTTCTGAAGTGCCGCATCCTCGCCAAAGAGGAGAAAGATGGCAGCATCAGCCAAGTGCCAGATGCTGTTGAGCGAACGATTTGGATGTCGCTCACCGAGAAAACCAAAGGTTGGGTTGCCGAAGACTTGGCATCAGCTGGTTTTCATGGAAAGCCCTCTCAGATTTCTCCTGAGAGCCCTAACTTTATCGACCTACGGGGAAATGAAGTAAGGCTTTGGTGCAAGCAGGAGGCTGGTACTGACGGTCAGATGAGAGAGCGGTGGTCCATCTCTCGGCCACGTAAAGCTGTTGCCCCTCTAGATATCTCCCGAGCAGCAGAGCTCGATGCGATGTTTGGAGATGCTTTTGACGCTGGAAGTGCGGGGTCCTCCTCTGCCCCAGCACCGACAGCGGGAACACGCATCGGGCCTGACCTCGGTTAACCGCATCCCTGCCGCGCCGTGGCAGCAGCTCTGGAGGGTTTTCTACCTTTCTCCCGAAGGAGCTGCTGTCACTCTTTTTTGAAAGGACAAAAGAATGGAATCAAAACTTAATCGAATGATCGAGTTGATGGAGCGAATCATCCTGCTCCTCGAACAACAGCAGGCAACTAAGAATGCCCGCAAACAGAAGTCTCGCAAGCAGGCTCGTGAGTTGTACACCGAAGAGTTCGGCTACTTCTGGGATGTGTACCCAAAGAAGAACAACAAACGCAGTGCCGCTCAGGCCTATCACCGTGCAGTCGAAGCACTCGAACAAACCAAAGAGCATTTGATTGGCGGCAGTGACAACCCGCATGAGTACTTGGTTTGCAGGGCAATACAATACAACGCCGCATGGTCACCTAACCGTGTGTCATCTGAAGGCGACTACCGCCAGCATGCGTCGACGTGGCTCAATCAGGAAAGCTACCTCTACCCAGAGTCATGGGGTGGATTCAATGAAAACGTGCAGCAGAGAGGGCCAAGATGGGAACCAGCACAGGACTGATCTTAGAGCACTTCGTCGGCAGAGATGATGTGGTAGCTAAACAGTTTCCAGGCAGTAACTTCAAGCCGTTTACTGAGAAGCCACCTACCGAACTTATATTCGACGACCTCCATCGTGGTGGAAAGGTTTGCTACGGGTTTTACCCGATGCTGGCTGACAACACTGTGATGTTGGCATGTGTTGACATCGACAACCACGAAAACGATCCGAACCCTGAATGGCGTAAGGAAGTCGAGAAGCTTTACTACTACTTGGTCGAGCAGAACTTTCCAGTCTACGTCGAACACTCGGCAAACAGTGGTGCTCACATCTGGATATTCTTCAACCAACCGGTTGAGGCATACAAGCCACGGGCATTCTTTCGATTGGTCGCAAGCCAACTCGATATGTCACTCACCGAGATATTCCCAAAGCAGGAACGCTTACGTGGTAAAGGCTACGGAAACTTAATCCGCTATCCGTTCTGGAACAAAAGCCATTTCGTTGACGTGGAATCAAACTGGCTTGAGATGGATGTGGAGTCAATCCAAACCATTGACCCTGACGAAATGCAGGATTACGCATCGAGGCTGCACACTCGACTTGAGCCAGCAACACCGGTTCAGGTTGACGGTGACTTACCTTCAGCCATTGCAACGTTTGTCCGGCTCAACCCTCATGACCGATTAGCTCAACGATGGCATGGATCAAAGGAAGGACTTGAGGACCGCAGTATGTCCTCATTGGTCCAGTCCATGGCAGTGCTGGCAGTCAAACGACACTTCACCACATTCGACATTGAGCAAATGATCCGTGTGTGGTGCTACGAAAACAACTACGAAAAGGGCAGTCGTGACGATTGGGTTTTAGCAACCGTCCGAAAGGCATATGAGTTTGCTCAGGAGAAACCTGTTTCTCACCATGCGACCTCAACAATCCACGACTGTTCAAACTTTTACCTCGATAAGCTCGGCACTCAAAGCTACTTCTCAACAGGCGTAGCCAGTCTCGACTTAGCTGGAATGCGGATTGCTGGCGGCGAAATGTGGGTATATGGAGCGAGGCCTGGAATGGGAAAGACAGCCCTCGGTTTGCAGCTACTGTACCACAATTCGAAGCAAGGAATTCCCACGCTCTTCTTATCCGCAGAGATGGGCGAGTACGAGATTGGTCGCCGCAATGTGCAAACCATTGCCGGTGGTTCTGAGTCCGAGTGGATCGAGGATAAAGATGCGGTTCGTCGCAAACTGGAGGCGTACTACAACGCAGAGAATGTGATACCAACACAGTTCCGCATCGTCGGCTCGATTGAAGAATGCGAAGAAGCAACTATCTCGGCCATTAAAAGACATGGAATCAAGTTGGTATGTGTTGATTACATCCAACTGCTCACCGGCTCTGGCGGCAACCTGTATGAGCAGACAACCAACACATCCAAACGTCTCAAGGCATTATGTCGTGACTATGGCGTAGCGATGCTGGCCCTCAGCCAGTTAGTTCGTGACGTAGACAAACGGGAAAAGCTGGAGATGAGCATGAGCGATCTGGCTAACTCCGGTGGCATCGAACGTGATGCATGTGGTGTGGCCACAGGTTACTGGTGGGCGAAATCCAGTGACCCAGATGCAGACCGTTCAGCTTATGACGTGTTCCTGCTGAAACGCAGAAACGGGCCAGTCAATCAAACCAAGGTGCGAATCGAGTTCGATGGCGCACGGCAGTTATTCAGTTCAAAGGAGTAGAAATGTCAACTAAATGTACCTGGTGCAATCGTGCATACCACTACGTTTCCAAGCATGACAAGTTGTGCAATCAGTGTTTTGCCAAGTATGTCGAAAAGCGTGAGTTCATTGGGCAGCAAAAAGAGCTACCGCCAGATGACACGACTGAGGAAGAAATCTGGGCAATGTGTTTTCCCAATGATCCTCGTGCCCAGGAAGTTATGGATGCCCGTATCAAGCGTGTAACCCAACAGATTCAGGACAACTGGACGGAAGAACAACGGCTAAGTCGTGCCGTCCAAAAAAAAACGACTCCGACTGTATCAAGCGAGTCAGTCCGTTGGGCAAAAGCGAGAGTCACCTCGATACCTTCGTCCAGCTCATCACTAATATCTGGAATTTTGGAGTAAAGAATGGGTAAGGCATCAAGAGACAAAGGAAAGCGTGGTGAGCGTGAAGCTGCGGCTGAACTGAATCGCCTGTTTGACTGTGAGGCCAGACGAGCTCAGCAGTACTGCGGTGCTGATGGAGACGCTGATATCAAGTGTGATATCGATGGCCTGCACTTCGAAGTCAAGCGACAGGAACGCATGCAGATGTACAAGTGGATGGATCAGGCTGAGAGCGACAAACGCTACACCGAAATCCCCGTGGTACTCACCAGACAGAACAATAAACCGTGGTTGCTGGCCGTCAAACTCGACGACCTACCAGCCATGATCGAAGCATTTAACTCTTATGGAGGGACACTATGATAACTGACGGCCCCACTGTCGTAAGCCTCGCAGGCGATGAACTAACGTGTGCTTACGCCCCAGACAATGAACGATTCGCAATCTTTGGACGTGCCGAAGATGGCCCGAGTGTTGTATTGCACATCAACCTCGAACAGGCGAAACGCATTCACCACCACTTCAGCAAATACCTGGAATACCAGAATGTCCGATAACGTAAACAAACCTCAGCACTACCTCAAGTCATCGATGGAATGCATTGAAGCCATCGAAGGGCTGAACCTTGATTTCCATCAGGGCCAAGTGTTGAAGTATGTCTATCGCCATCGGCACAAACACGTTGACCTCGCGCGGCAACTAGAGGACCTCGAAAAGGCAGAGTTCTATCTGAAACGATTGATTCATTTTGCGAAGGAGCGAATCTATGCCAACGGTCATAAGCCTGTGCGACAAAACGGGCAACATGGTCAAGCCATGGGCTGAAGCAGGGTTTGATTGTCTGTGTATCGACACGCAGCACAAGATCAGACGGGATGAAACCAAAAACGGTATCACATACCAATGGGCAGATGTCCGAGCCATCACACCTGATCACTTACCCGAACCCGCTATCATCTTTGCCTTCCCACCCTGCACTCACCTGTCGCTATCAGGGGCTCAGGACTGGGGCAAGAAAGGCATCACCGCACTGGTTGATGCGTTGCAGGTAGTGGAAGGTTGTCGCCGTATCTGCGAATGGTATGGCGTGCCGTGGATGCTAGAGAACCCCATGAGCCGGCTGAGTACGTGTTGGCGTAAGCCTGACCATAAGTTCACTCACTGGAACTACGGTGACCTGAATCAAAAGCAGACATGGATATGGTCTGGCAACGGATTCATCATGCCTGAGTTCGAGTTCACCGAGAAGCCAGATGGGGTCGAGGAAAAGACTTGGAAGCTATCGCCTGGGCCTGAACGTGCAAATAAAAGGGCCGAAACCCCAATGGGTTTTGCCCGTGCTGTGTTCGAGGCTAACGTCGATTCAGTTAGGTCTGGCCGAAAGGTTGATGCGTAATCCAACGGCCTTGGCCATAGCGAACAGGTGGTCATATGTTGGCTCACGTTTACCGCTGAGGAATCGTGACCACTGGGACTTATCAATGTCAGCCCCTTGCGTGACCTGATTGAGACTCAGACCACGCACCTTACGATGCGACTCGATGTAGTCGAGTAGCTCTCTTTTACTCACTATCTTCATCAGTCGCTGGACTCCCAACCCAACATCTTTTAGTCTGTTATCCACGAATCTTCTCCTGTCGTTTCACGATTTTATAGATTGCTGATCGGTTCCAAGGTTTCCCCGAACGATTCAAACGGCCTTCCGAATTCAGTCGGTTGGCAATCTCCGCAAAACCACAGCCTTGACTGTGTAATCCACGGATTTTACCCAATATCCAGGCTTCCTGGCTATGGGGAATGAGGTGTTGTGAGTCATTTGGATCGAATTCATAGCCGTAGGGAGCGTGTCTGCTGATCCTACGATTCTGTTTGCGTAGGTAGTTCATACTAGTTAGCGTTCGTTCTTTGATTGACCGCAATTCGAACTGGGCAAACGTAGCCAGCATATTGGCCATCATCTCACCTGCCGCAGTTGATGTGTCGATGCCATCGGTGACACTGACCAACACCTTCTTCTGGCCGTGAATGTAATCCATCAACCAGCACCAATCCCTGAGACTACGAGAGAGCCTATCGAGTTTTGTGATGACTATCCCATCGGCCTTCTTCAAAGCGTTTAGGCAATCTCTCAGGCCGTCCCTGTCGATGGTTTGACCGGACACGCCCTCATCAGTGTAGATGTGTGTTAGTTCGTGGTCATGCAACTGACAAAAGGCTCGGGCTTTATCGCCCTGAGCCTCGATTGTCTGCTGATCACCAGTGCTAACACGTGCATAGGCGATTAGTTTCATTACACCCTCCCTATCTTAAGCTCGTATGCTGACCATAGCATCTGGTTGATTGCATACATGTGTTCTGGTTTCGCCTCTGGCATGTCGCAGATTTCCTTCATTTGATCAAACGAATTCGCAGCGACTAACACCTCGTAAAGTTGGTCAGCGTCTAGCTGGTTGGTCACGTCCTCGACTGCGCAAAACAGTTCAGCCAGTGACTGAGTTTCTATTACCGGTTTCATGTCATTGCCTTTCAAAAGTGATTAGTGAGTAAACAGAACACCGGAGCAGAGTCGAACCGCCCCACGGCTAGTGCCGCAGAAACCCTCTGGTGTTAAATCCAGGCTGCCTGGAAATCAAATCCGCCTCCGGATCTCGTTTAGGTAGTCAATGCGGGCCAGAATATCGCTCGACAGTTTCAGGGCCTCGACTAACATTCGAAGGGCCTCAGTCCAATGCTCGCAGTCTTCCGACTCGCAATAGTCATCGATTCCCCAAATGCCACCGGCACTGACTAGCACGGTGTAACTTGCGAATCCATCCGGCTTGCTAGTGCCGTAGAACACTTGCGCGTACCAATCTTGAGTACTTGTCGACGGCACTAGCTGAATTCCCATAGACGGTTGTTCATCGTTGGGATACGTCCAATCAGTGAAGCCTAGGGCCAGCAGTGCATCCGCTAGATAGTCACAATCTTCCGGCATAGTGAGGCCAAACTCGTCGCATCTCGTTTGTGTGTCAATCATCAGACACCTCCCTCAATTCCTGTCGTAACTCGCAAAGACGGTTACGCCATTGCCACCAAGTCTCATACGTCAACGTTGTTCGTGACCGTTCGTGTAACCGCCATAGAACCTCGTCGTGTGTCTCGTAGAATTTGATTTGTCGGTTCAATTCAGACATGTTTAGCTCCCTTCATCGTGTGGTTTGATTACAACGTGAGGGAGGTTAAGCGAATCGACATAACCGGCATGGCTAACCATGTAATGAGATACCGAATCAAATAGCGGATTGAGACGGGCCGTATTGATGTCGATAATGGGCCGTTCCGGTTTGCCGGATACCTTCCGTTCACCATTGGGATGAAAATCCAACAAAACATGTGTCGGGAATATCCTGCAGTCAAACCGGTCACCGTTGTTAATGTTGGCCTCAATTAGTTTCTTACCTTCAATCCAAATGCGACAGTTACCACGGTTGTGGGCTACCTTGCGCTTGAATGGTTCAAATTCTTTAATCATCGTTTCTACCTTTCAAAATGTGATTAGTGAGTAAAGAGGCCACCGTGCCGGAACCGAACCGGCATTAATTCCAAACGGTGGAGAAGCCTTGCGGCTTAGAGGTCAATTCGGAAGACGTAGCACCATGAAGCCTGATTGCTAGGCGTTGGCGTCTTGTCTTCAACGAAGACGTTCCAGTCTTCGAACCACCGAAGAATTGAGTCTTCATCTGCGTGACTCCAGAACGTGTCTCGTTGCTCTTCCGTGTAATCGCATAACATCAGTTCTTCGAACTGTTCGCAGGCGAAACGGCGGCGGTCTCCGTGGTAATCTCGGCAACCTCCGGCGTAGCGGTCTTGGAAGTCCTCGGCGTCGAATTCGCCGAAGTAGCCTTCGTATGCTTCGACCTCGTCCTGTCCGTAGGTTTCCCAGTGTCCGACTCTTTCGGCTATCACGTCGAAGTCCTCGTACTCGTCCAAGTGTGCGAAGCCTTCGCAGTCGTGGATTGCCCACTCTTCTGCGTCCTCGATTGGTGACTCGGCAAGCATGGCGTTAACGGCCTCTTGCATCTCGGATTCGTCGCTAGATGCGTCTATCCATTTGCCGTGAAGAATACCGTTGTTGTAGGCGGCAAGGCAGGCAACGTAGATTCGTGCTGTTACAGTTGGTAAACTCATTGTGTTAACCTTTCATTTGATTAGTGGGTGGTTAGCAGGCCCGTTTGTGTTGCAGCACTGCGGGCCGTTTTTATTTGTTGCAGGTGTTGTCACTTGGCAACATATCATAAAGCTTATCGGCATGCTGTCAAATACTATTTGTTGCCATTTGGCAATTATTTGCAAAATATTCCCAACTATTTCCTACGGGCCAATACGTGCCGTTGGTTCATTGTGTTGATGCGTACAATAGTAAGACGCATCGACGGCCACCGTTAGACGTTGATGGCCGTGGGCCGTGGCCACCAATTGAGACGGTGACCATTGCCGGCCATATGTGCCACGGTTGCCAACCGGTGGCATGGGAACGGCCTCATCTACTTGTATAGCAGTGTAAAACGTTTGCCGGTGTTACATATAGTAGGCCGCTAAATCCGAACCAAATCCCCCACCCCACCCAGCGGAGTCCCGTTAATTAGCCCCTAAGGCCCGCGCACAAAAAAATGAAAACCCAAAACCTCAAAGCCGTACAGGACGCTGTCAACATCGTTGAGAATAACCTTGTTGGCTTCCGCACAGAACACTACCTAGGGGCGCACCAGGCCGCACAAATGGCGTTTAAGAACGTTGTGAAACCTCTAGCCGAAAACGGCTGGATTGAGCGAGCCGACGCGGATTTACTCATACAGGAGCAAGACTCAAAATGGCTGAAACAGTGGAACTACACGCCGCTTGGCGATGGGACTGTGATGAATGTGGGCGGGAAAACTGGATTCGAGGAATACACCTAGAAGACGAACACCTGTCACAAAGCCAGCGGGAAATACTGGACGAAGCCGAATGGTGGGTACTGTACCCCGAAAGGGTTGAGTGCAGTGAGTGCAAGAGCTCCTATTACGTGAAGCAAGGAATAAACGACGATGCCTAAAGTTGGAAAGAAGAAGTATCCATACACCAAGAAGGGCAAGGCCGCTGCGAAGCGTGCTGCTAAGAAGTCTGGCAGAAAGATGAAGCGAGGCTACTAGTGGCTCAGTTTGCACGCCCTGATGCAGATGATACAGACGGCAACTGGACGGACAAGTCTGGTGGTTCGACGCTGTACACAAGCATTGACGAGTCCAGTGCTGATGATGACACAACGTACATCAGGGTCAGTGACAACGGCAGCAGTGAAGCCTGTATTGTGCGACTGAGTGATGTGTCTGCTCCTGATTCTGGGAACTCATACATCAAATACAAGGCATTAACCTCAGACAACGCATTTACTGGCGATCCACCTGATCTGAAGCTTGAACTGCTTCAGGGAAGCTCAGTAAAGGCAACAACAACGAATTCAAGTGTAAACACCAGTAGTTGGACTGCTTACTCATACACAATCAGCGATACCAGCGGTATTAGTGATTGGACTGACTTGAAGATGCGAATCACCATGCTCGCTGGCTCAGGTGGTGGCATGGGAGCAGGAGATGAGATGAAAGTCACACAGGTGTACTTAGAAACACCTGACGCTTCCAGCGGTAGCTCAGACGCTGTGCCAGTAGCACTTAACACTTACAGACAGATGCGAGCCTAATGTTCCTAAAGCAATCAACAGCCTACACATTTCGCTTTGGTCCGTTTCTTGACGAGACTGACGGCAAGACTGCCGAAACTGGTTTAACGATTAGCCAGGCGGATATTCGCTTATCCAAAGCAGGTGGAAACTTCGCTCAGAAGAACGAAAGCTCAAGCTCATCGCACGATGAAATCGGCTACTACATCGTTGTGCTTGATACCACAGACACAAACACATGTGGCGAGCTGCTAGTAGCCTGCCATGAGTCAGGAGCATTACCCGTATTCAAAACCTTCTACGTGTTGGAGGAAGCGATATATGATGCCCTGTTTGCTGCCAGTGCTAGTGCTTTCGACAGCAATGCTAGGGTCGATGTGGCTAGCATCGAAGGTAGCGACGCAACCGATCAAATAAACGCAGCGTGTGATGCAGCAATTGAAACCTACGGACTCGATCACCTTGTGTCTGCTTCGGTAGCTGGATCAGATGTGACCGACAACTCAATCATCGCACGGCTTGTCAGTAAAGAATCAACAGCCGACTGGGATGACTACGTGAACACGACTGACAGCTTGCAGGCTCTCAGAGATAGAGGTGATTCCGCTTGGACAACTGGTGGTGGAGGCGGTGCTAGTGCTGCCGACATCGCTGATGCCGTCTGGGATGAAGCTGCTAGTGGTCATGCTAGCTCAGGTACATTCGGCAAATACGTGGCTGACATCCTAACTGACACTGCCGAAATCGGTTCAGCGGGTGCAGGACTGACAGCAGTTCCATGGAACAGTTCGTGGGATGCTGAAGTGCAGAGCGAATGCACAGACGCATTGAATGCCTACGATCCACCGACCAAGGCGGAAATGGACGCAATGTGGACAACGGCTCAGACAGAGAGCTACGCCTCTGACGGAGCAGCTGCTACGCCAGCACAACTGCTGTACATGATTTACTGTGCGGTTGGTGAGTTCGCCATCAGTAGCACCACGATCACAGGCAAGAAGCTGGATGGCAGTACAACGGCCATGACATGGACTATTAACGACGCAAGTAATCCAACTAGCAGAACTCGTGCGAGCTAATGGCAGTAAAGCATTTAGTCGCTCCTGGATTCACAGGAGGAATCAAATACGCAGTGACAAGAGGGTTAGCCGTAACCCAAAACGTCACACCAATCATCGCTCAGTCAAACATATTGATCGGCGACGTAGCAACAGAAGACACATACCGCAAAGGCTTAGCCCTGACAGGACTGACCTTTGTGTTGGTGAACAAGACGACAGGAGCTGCAATCACGAGCGGCTCAGTGACAACCAAGATAACTAAAGACGGTGGCACTCAAGGAACAACCTCCAACAGTGCAGCACACGAAGGCAATGGCCAATGGTCAATCAATCTGACAGCGACGGAAATGGATGCAGACATTGTCGGTCTCGCGATAACGCACACCAACGCACTGACACTGTACAAGACACTCAAGACAAGCAGGTGAAGAATGTCTGCACAGAGTGTAATCGCAAGGTTGAAGAAGACCTTGTTGGTGTGTCGGAACCGTGTTGGCAGGGCTGGCTTTGCGAAGGTTGTTTTGACAAATACCTAAATAACGAACTGACAGAATAAAGGTGCTTTACTTCGGTGGGCCAAATCGTCGCTCTCTAAAGAATGCCCAAACCTCCTCCGAAAACAACCAACCCTGCAACAACAAATTAAGAGTGGCTAATGCGACTACCAAAATCGAGAAAATCAGGGTTCTCGGTATGACTGGATATTTATGATAGAGCCAACATAACCGGTCGTGGATAACCTCCATGTACCTGCAAGCTAGGTAGATCCAAACCAAAACTGCGATAGCTGCTCCAAGGCCGGATAGAAGGATCAATCCCCCCAATACAAACCCTAGCCCAACAAGCAAAAAGAGCCATCCAAATAGTCCCACAAACACCGATGGCCAGAAAATTTTAGCTAGTAATCTCAAACCCTAACTCCCTCAACTAAACAATATAAATCGTGGCTAAAGGCACAACAACACGAACGCTCTTCATCAACCGGCTCAAACGAGAAGGCCGTGGAGCTGAATGGCGTAGACGCTACAAGGAAGCCAAGAAAGAGTGTGATGGCTGGAAGGAAGCGTCCGACAAAGTGATGGCAGAAATGGGCTTTGTGTCTGCTGCCGTTGAGCGGGAAATACACGAGCGGTTTCTCAAGTTTGGGATGGCTGGAATACCTGAACAGCTTGAGGCCGTTCAACAAGAGAAGTCACAGGAAGAGTTGATCGAAATACTCGGCGAGTACGACATCAACGACAGCGAGTTGCCTCCTGACATCGCCTTTGTGTTTCATAACTTGCACAAGGCAGTTGGCGAGATGACGAACTGGAAGACGAAGCCGGATGATGCTCCAACACCAGGAGCGTGGAACATGCTGATATGGGCCAGTGCCAATCAGACTAAGTTCTTCGACAAGGTATTGGGTGAACAACTGAAATCTGGACGCACAACAGAAGATCAAGGAATGAGAGACACACAGGAGAGCGTTGAGCAAATCGAAGCAATGCTTTCCGAACTTTTATAAGGGTGTCTCACATGAAACGTAACCGACTGTTCTACATCACAGGAACGCTTTTCCACATAGCCGCAACTTTATACTTCCTGGTGCTAATTTGGAAATCGTATGTGTGGTGGCAGTGGTTACACCGGCTTCAGGACACGCTTGAAGCTCAACCAAACGGATTGTTCATTTGAGTTTATACGAGTTAGTCCCCAAAGGACTGAAAGAGAATCTGGAGTTCAGACGTGACCTGCTTCAATGGGCAGACACAATCGAACGACAGCGAACTCTCTGGACTGCTTGTAAGCACGATGTCCTGTTTTTCATCAATACATTCTGCTGGCTTTACGAGCCACGTGGAAGTCGGTTGGTGGGAACAACGAGTAATGTGATTCCGTTTAGAACCTACAAGTTCCAAGACAGAGCATTCCTCGAAATGGATGAAGTGTTAGGTCAGCACGACATTGGTGTTGAAAAGTCGAGAGACTTGGGAGCGACATGGATGTTCCTAACTCTCTTCTTTCATCACTGGATGTTTCACGACTTCAGTAGCTTCGGGATTATGTCTCGTACTGCTGATCTGGTAGACAAGCCAGGAAAGAAAGACACATTGATGTGGAAGCTAGACTTCCTGCTCAATGGAGATGGTGGTCGTGGTGGATTACCTGCCTGGATGAAACCGTCCAAGACATACCGCTCAATGATGCTGATGGAAAACCGAGACAACGGTTCGACGTTTGAAGGAGCATCAACAACGGAAGACGCTTTCCGTGGTGGACGTAAGAAAGCCATTGCTATCGACGAATATGCAGCGTTCCCAACTGGTGACGACTACAAAGCGTTGGCAGCGACACAGCATGCGACTGACTGTCGTGTGTTTGTGTCTACTCCGAAAGGAGCAAGCGGTGCTTACTACGATGTGATGCACACGCCATCGAACATCAAGAAGATCATCCTTAACTGGACTGAACATCCTGATCGTGGCGTTGGCTTATACACAAGCAAGGACGGTGTGCTTGAAATCCTCGACAAGGAATATAAGTTCCCTGAAGGCTACAAGTTTGTGCTTGATGGCAAGGTTCGAGCACCGTATTACGACCAAGAATGCCAGCGTCCAGGAGCGACACCACAGTCGATCGCACAGGAACTAGACCGTGACTACGGCGGTTCTGAGTATCAAATCTTCGGCAAAGACTTGTACGAACAAGGTAAGTCAGGACTGCTTCGCCCTTACGAGCAAGGAATCCTGTTCTATGACGAAGAAGACCTTACTCCCGAGTTTAATGAGACTTCGGACGGTCCGTTTAAAGTTTGGTGTCACCGTGATAGTAGCGGTGTACCTGTAAAGAGTGGACAGTACGTGATCGGCTGTGACATCTCTGCCGGACTAGGTGGAGACTACACAAGTAACTCTGTATTAGTTGCTGTAGACACGGTAACTGGACAACAGGTTGCCGAGTTTGCAACTAACACGCTCAGACCTGAAGCGTTTGCTGACCTCACGATTGCAACAGCAAAGTGGTTTAACAACGCTTACCTGATCTGGGAAATGAATGGTCCTCCTGGTGGAGCATACACAAAGCAAGTTCTCGAACGTAACTACGGCAACATTTACTACCGTGAGATCGAGAACAAAAGCTATCGCAAGAAGACACGCAATCCAGGTTGGTTCAGTACGGACAAAAACAAACTTGCTGTACTTAGCCAGATGTCAGCCGCTATTCAGAACGGTGAATACTGCATCCGCAGTGAGAAGCTACTAAATGAATGTCGGCAGTACGTCTACAAGCAGGGGAAAGTCGTACACAGTCGCTCTGTAAAAACACAGGACGACTCAGCCAAAGGTCAGGCACATGGTGACCGAGTAATTGCAGCAGCGATTGCATGGCATGCGACGAAGGACAGACCAGCACGCAAACCAGTTGAACGAGATGCGTTTGAAGAAGACTTGCCATACGGCTGCATGGCATGGCGACTTAAAGAGCACGAAGACCGTTTAGCGTTACAGAACAACGATGGCTGGTGACTAAGCCTTTTGCCAGTTGGTGGATTTGCACATGGGGCATTTGAACTGGGATTCAAGATTCAAGTTGTCGGCCTCGCGAACGAGCAATTCATCGATTTTAACTTCGTATTTTTTATGCAAGTCGTAAGCAAAGAACTCCTGATATGACATTCCTTCACCCCAAGTCCCAGTCCACTGACACTGAGGGCAAACAATCTGGCCTATGGCTTGCTTTCGCTTTTCGAACTCGTTTTGAAAATATTCGTGAACCTCTCGCTCCCGCTTTCTTTCCCTTTTTTGTTCTGCAACAACCTTCATAACACGTTCCATCTTGGCAGCTTTCTCTCGGGGACGCGTCACCAAGAAATACCACAGCATGTAAACTCCAAGCAACAAACAACAACAACCAATGCTCAACTCTGTCTCGGTCATTTCCCTATCCAACAGCACTTAAAAACACATGAATCCCAATAAAGAATTAGACCGCACCCGCCTGCTGAAAGCAATTCAGCATTCGACCAAAGCACTAAAGCCTTTTCGTGAAGTGCGTAAGGCAATGGTGCGAGACTTCGTTGGTTCGTACTACGGAATGACGGATGAGCTGAATCGCCGTGAAGTCATCATGAACCTGATGTACCAAACGGCTGAAACATACACCATGAGCTTGGCAGCGAATCGTCCAAGGGTTTTAGTCACTGCTCGTCATCCAGACATCGAATGGTTTGCACACACATTCCAACTGAGCCTAAACAATCTCATTAAAGAGATACGCCTTGAAGACATCTTGCGGAAGGCGGTGATGGACTCTTTCTTTGCCATTGGCATTGTGAAGGTCTACACCGCTGACGCAGGACTCGTGCAACTTGAGGGCGAAGATGAATGGGTTGATCCAGGCAAACCATTTGCTGAGAACATCAGCCTTGATGACTTTGTGTATGACACAACAGCGAGTGAGTGGCGAAAGAGTTCGTTCTGCCTAAACAAGTTTCGCATTAGTCGCGAGAAGGTCATGAACGACTCGGCTTACGACCGCAAAGTCATTGAGCAGTTAAAGCCAGCAACACAGTATCCGAACTACAGCAACCACGATGGCGAAGTTCCAGTACGTGAAATGCTAACGGCTGAAACCACAGAACCAGGCATTGATCCAATGCTTGACCTGATGGACATCTGGCTTCCGAAGGACAACCTGATCGTAACGATGCCGGTTGGGAAAGACACAAAGCCAGTACGCATCGTTGAATGGGAAGGACCTGAAAACGGACCGTTTCACACGCTGAGCCTAACGTGTGAAGTGCCCGACAACATCATGCCGGTTTCACCAGCGATGAACCTCAAGCCGCTGAGTGATCTGGTTAACGGACTGCTGAGAAAACAGAAACGACAGGCTCAAAGACAGAAAGACATTCCGTTCTATCAGGCTGGACATCAGGACGATGCTCGCCGAATTGAACGTGCCAGTGACGGTGAATGGACAAGAGTAGACAACCCTGACAGCGTGAACGTGATGAAGATGGGCGGTGTTGACTCCCAAAATCAGGCGTTCTCCCACAGCATGAGAGACACATTCGATCGGATGGCTGGGAACTTGCAGATGATGGCAGGTCTTGGTCCACAAGCGGATACGCTAGGCCAAGACAAGCTCATCCATGGTGCTGTGTCTAAGCGAGAAGCGAACATGCAGTACCGTGTCGTCGACTTTACCGCACGTATCTGCAAGGACCTCGGCCAACTGCTTTGGCAGGACGAGATGCTTGAGATACCGAACGAGTTTGAAGCTGCTGGCCAAACCATTCGTGCAGATTGGGACCCTGAAGTGCGAGAGGGAAACTTCTGGGATTACAACTTTGAAGTCGAGCCATTCAGCATGATGTACAAGTCTCCGAGCGAACGAGTTCAGGGACTGACAAACTTTGTGACTCAGATCGCTATGCCGATGGAGCAAGTGCTTGCTCAGGCTGGTGGAGCAGTAGACATGCAGGAGCTGACTGAAGTCTATGCAGACCTCATGGACATGCCACGACTGAAATCGATTGTGAAGTTCGATCAGCCAGGCAATGAACGTCCAGGCCCAACTCCAGAACAACCG